AAAAGAGTATTTTTACCTAGTCACATGCAACAGTTAATTTTCGTCGGGGTTTTAGCCCTCGTAGCATATACAAATGTCGGATCTCTCGTTCTTCAATAATATATTAATAAATACTCCAGCAGGTGCTCATGGTCTGTTGGAGTTTGGTTTCTTTGTAGTAGTAGGTGTGACAGCAGGTTCATTGGGTTTAATATAAAGTAATTGATGAAGGATAAAAAAGCAGCTAAGAAACTTATTAAACTTGCAAAAAAACATCCAGAGTGGTATAGTGAAAAGGATGTATATTATGCTAAGATGGTAAAGAAAAGAATTAAACAAGAAGAGAAGCAAGAGAAAGATGCTTAAAGATTACATCTCAGAACCACGTAGGGATTGGGATGATAAAAAATGGTTACAACATGCACATGTAATGGTACATTCTCCTTGGATCTCTGAAGATGACAGAGAATATTGGAGAGATAAAATTAAAAAACTTACACGATGATTGAACAAAAGTATTCAGATGAGAAAATGAAATTGAGAAAAGAAGTTCTTAAAATTCTTATGAACAAATATGGTCATGAGAATAATAATAGAGCCATTTATGAGTGTGCTGATGAGTGGGTAGAGAAATATGCTATAAGTGCAGGTGTTGTTGATTATTACAATGCTTATAGACAGTCTTTTATAAATAAATCACTATTATGACTATTCACAGAATTAGGTTATCTAAAATGCAAAAAATTATCAATGTACTTGCTATTGCGTCTGCTGCTGTATCTGTTGCCGTTGTTGGCGTTGGTGGTTATGTTTACCTTAATAGGGAAGCCATCATAGAAGATGTAAAAGAAAAAGCACTTGAAGCAGTTACTGGATCTCTTGGAGGTCTTGGTGGTGGTCTAGGTGGAGATCTTCCTTTAGGAACACCTGATCTTGCTCCTACTAATCCACAAGCTTCTGCTCCTGTTGCTGCACCCTCTGGTGGTTTAGGAGTTCCTACTTTCTAAATAATAGAGCCTTGCTCTATTTTAATGACTGATCCAGTAAAGGAAGTAAAGAAAGATGATAAGAAGAAAAGTGCTCTAGGTAAGATAAAGGATGCTATATTACCAGACCAAGAAGAACAAGCAGCAATCATATCTACTTTTGTTAGACTTGGCGTGTTGGTCTGGAGCGGGGGAATATTGACTCTTAATTATGTTGCTATTCCAGGTGTACCACAACAAAAAATAGATCCAACTTTTATAGCTTCGGTATTTACTGGAGTTTTAGCTAGCTTCGGAATTCAGACTGCTAGTAAAAAAGGTGATGGCACTATGAAGATGAATGGCAACGGTGCTGGTGCAGTATCTAAAGCAGATATGGAGAAGTTGATTGAGAAAGCAACTCAGACCGCACCTGCTCAAACAATAAGAATTGAACAAGCACCATTACAGTTAACTGCTCAAGCACCTAAGAAAGAAGAACCACCATTTAAAATGTAAGGAGGTAAATTATGTCTTGTAAAGATCACGATAAAATGAATCCAGTGGTACATGCTTTATACCATTTAAAAGAATGGGATAAGAAACTTATCAAGAAATGTCAAGATAAGTTTAACCTGACAGATTATCAAGTAGTTTGTATCTCATTTGCCAAAGGATTTATTATTGGGGCAATTCTTCTTTAATGAAAGAAACTAAATGGTCAGCACAAATATTACTTAACTCAAACAGATTAACAAAGGTGGAATTTATATCACCCTCTAATCTAAGAGAGGATGCTGAACAGAGATGTAAAGCATTGTATGGTGTATCTGATGTTCGTCAATTGAAAAGAGAATGGAATTAACAGAAGAAAATGTAATGAAGGTTCTTGAAGACCTTATACCTTATATCGAGGCAGATGGTGGGTGGTTAGAGTTTGTGGAGATAGAACATGAAACAAACATTGTTAAAGTAAGATTGGGTGGTGCTTGTTCTACATGTGCGATGAGTTCTATGACATTAAAGCAAGGTATAGAATCTAAGTTATGTCATGAGATTCCTGATTGTTATGGAGTTATGCAGGTTCTCTAACAGAGTGTTGGAGTCCACACCAAAATAGGCACAATTACTTAGTTTATGTTATAAATATAGTTAGTATGGGATTGAAAAGATCATGCCCCTGACTAAGCAAAGACATTACACAGTCGGTTATCACGACACAGCACATCATAAGTATGAGATATGTGAGTATGCGATGAGTGCATACGATGCAATAAAACACTCTAAAGAGGATGTTCCCTATCTACAGGAGCATCCTCATTTTATTGATTATTGTACAAATGAAGAGGTTGATAACATCTCTCGTCTTAGATTTGCAGGAATACCTATTGGGTGTTAATATGTCAAACATAACTAAAAACAAACATGAAATTATGTGGTGGATGAGTAGACTAACTATAATGGGTACGTCTTTAGGACTATCTACATGGTTAGCCGCACAAGCATATGTCTAAAAAATATTATGACGAACAAGGATGGGAGATCATGCCTCCCATCTCTGATAAAGAATGTATTCGTAGATCTTTATATAATTCTATTGATCTATGTGGACTTGACAAAGAGCAAGTAAAACGATTATATTTAAAGTATGGTGGTAAAAATTCAGTATGACTAGAAATTGGGATGATCCTCTTGATTTTAAGGAGGAAGGTATTATGTTAGATTATAAAACTGCTGGTGTCGATATAGATGCTGGTAATAAGTTTGTAGAAGATCTTAAAAATAGAGTCCCTGGCCTTGGTGGTTTTGGTGGGATGATAAAGGTTCCTGTAGGATATGAGGAACCTATTTTAGTATCTGGTGCTGATGGTGTTGGAACTAAACTAAACATATGCACCATTGCGAATGACTATACAACTATTGGTCAAGATTTAGTTGCGATGTGTGTCAATGATGTGATTACTTGTGGTGCGAATCCATTATATTTCTTAGATTATGTTTCCACTCAGAAGTTGGATGGAAATGTTGCTGATATTATGGTGGGTATCCTTAAGGGATGTGAGATAGCAGGTATGGATCTCTTAGGAGGAGAGACTGCTGAACATCCAAGACAACTTCATTATGATATGGCAGGGTTTTGCACTGGTATAGTGGATAAGAAGGATATTGTAGATGGGAAAAGTATTAAACCAAGTGATAGAGTTATAGGACTAGCAAGCAGTGGACTTCATAGTAATGGATATAGTCTTGTTAATTATCTATTAACCAGACATCAAATATTTTATGCTGATCATCCTGAATTACTTACACCAACTACAATCTATGCACCTGTTGTAAATAGACTTTTAAAGGAGGGTGATTGGATCTATGGTATGGCACATATAACAGGAGGAGGAATCCCTGAGAACCTTCCTAGATGTCTTCCAAAGGGTCTTACAGCAAGAGTTGATTATGATTCATGGCCATTACCAGAGATCTTTAAGGAGATTCAACTTAAAGGTAATGTTGATATGGAAGAAATGAAGAGAGTGTTTAATTTAGGTATTGGATATTGTGTAGTAGTTCCTGCTAATCGTCTGGAACTTACTATGGATATAATTAGAAGTGAGGGTATTAATTGTTGGGAGATTGGTGAGGTATATGATAAACTTTCTTCTTAACAACCATGAATTTTTGGGTAATCATAGTATTCCTGAGTTTATTATTGGGTACATATTTGGTGCAGCACTTATTATTGGTGCTCCTACAATATTCTTACTCTTAGCTTTTACAAGTGCTTTAATGAAGACTAATGGTAAGATGGGTGGGTATAGAGAGTATGAACAATATGGTCCATCTTCTTGTAATGATGCCCCACCATTTATTCTTCCTGATCCTACACGGAGGTTAAAAAAATGACTTTCTTATCTAAACCATCAATATATTTACTTCCTGGAACATGGGAATCTCCTGGTGTTGATTACCCATTTCCTATAGTACAATTTGTTTGTGCTATAACAGGTCTTGCAATAGCAGGATGGTTTATTGTTATTACTAAGAGTAAAGGAAAATGGGATTAGAATCTATATTAATAGTCGCAGCACTTCCTTTTGTTGGACTATCACTTTTCTTTGGAACGAAAGGTGGATATTATGATAGTAATGATTATACTGGTGATGGATGTGCTCATGATGTGAAAAGATGAAAAAAATAATTATGAAAGTAGTGGAATATTCTTTCATTACTATCATGATAGTGTATCTTTTAGTTCAATTTATTGTAGTTTCATTGGTAGATCTATTCAGATATTTAATTAAATTACCTTTTGTCCGTAAAAGAAAAAGGAGAAGGAGAAAATGAAAGCAGTTTTTAAATACTTAAAAGAAGTTAAGGATACTGCTAAATATATGCTACAAGGGTTAGGAGTAACCTTTGATCATATGAGAAGGAGACCTGTAACCATACAGTATCCTTATGAGAAACTGATACCCTCTGAAAGATACAGAGGTCGCATACATTTTGAGATGGATAAGTGTATTGCTTGTGAAGTATGTGTTAGAGTATGTCCAATAAATCTCCCAGTAGTCGATTGGGTGATGAACAAACAAGCAAAGAAAAAAGAACTAAGAAACTATTCAATTGACTTTGGTGCTTGTATATTCTGCGGAAACTGTGTAGAATACTGCCCAACCAATTGTTTAAGTATGACGGAGGAATATGAACTTTCTACATTCGATAGGCACTCACTCAACTATGATAATGTCGCTCTTGGACGATTGCCCACTAATGTTACAACTGATCCCTCAGTTAGGGCAAT